CTCTTGTATCTTCTCCTCGATCTTAGCCTTCCAAGCTGGCATTTGATCTACCTTCTTTTTCCCAACTATGCGGCGAAGCTGTTCTGCTTCATCTAAACTAAAGCCCACCTTTACAGCCATTTGCATCAACTGCTCTTGGTAAAGCGGGATACCTCCTGTCTGTCCTAAGATGTCATCAAAGAACGGGTGAACAGATTGCGAATCGCCAGTGCGAGCATATTCGGCATATCTGTCTTTGAAATCCAAGGCTCCGGGGCGAGCGATGGCTACCACGGCAGAGAGCTGATCTATGTTTCTAGGAGCTATTTGCTTACAAACCTTAAAGTTTGTCTCTGCCTCAATTTGGAAAAGACCCTGTGGTGATTCTAAGCAAGCCAGAGCTGCATATATAGAAGGATGGTTGGGGTCTATATCGTCTACGCTAATGTCAAGCTGTTTACATACATCGTGAACAACAGATAGGGTTCTCAGACCTAGTATGTCAAACTTAACGCTTAGGCTAGCAACATCATCCATATCGTAACCGGACACCAACGCTCCATCGTTTGTTTTTTGGAGAGGCATGATGTCATCTTGACTGTAATAACTTATACTAATGCCAGAAGGATGAACGCCTGTGTTTTTGATAAGACCTTCAATCTTTTTGGCTATTTTAAAAGCATCTGCATGTTTTCTGGCGTAGCTTTTAAATGATTCGCTTTCCTCATAAGCGTCTTTCAGTTTAGCCACCTTACCAAAATGCTTGGGTATTGTGTCGCTGATTAAGTTTACGTCTGTTTCTGACAACTCCTCTACAATTTTGCCGCACTCCTTCATGCATAACTTACTACTCAGCGTGTTGAGTGTAAGGATTTTACAAGTCTTTCCTTTATATTTTTTATCAATATAATTAATGACCTCAGAACGACGATCATAGGAAATATCATTATCCACATCAGCAAGTAGAGAACCGTCAAGAAAAGTGTCACCATTATGGTGAATTTTCCTAGCTCTGCTTCTTGACACGAACCTCTCAAAAAATAATTCATACTTTATAGGGTCTATATTTGTTACACCCAAAAGATACAGGACAAGAGATCCTGCGGCAGATCCCCTGCCAGCACCAGTTGGGATGCCGTTTTCTTTGCAAAAATTGAGAACGTCCCAATTAAGAAGAATATAGTCAATGAATCCTAGTTCCTCAAAGATACCAAGCTCCATCTTTGCTCTATCATAATACTCTTTTTTGTTGTCTTGTTTTGTTATGCCTTTCTCTCGTAAACCTTTACGAGATAACTCAAAGAGAATGTCTTTACTGCTGCTGGTAGGGCCGAGACCTAGACTTTCAAGTATTTTAGGCTCTACTGCGATCTCTGGCAGTTTAACCCCGACTGGATATGGGGTATCATACTTAGTAAAGGAGTCAAAGATACGGTGATGGTCTACTGTCATAGTTCAATTTCATAAAGTTGCTTACGAAAAATCTTGTAGTTCATCGTAATGTCATACAAGGCATCGTGCAGTCTTTTAGGGTCATGAGGTATGTCATACCTCTTCAAAAGGGTCGCTTGAGAAGTCCTCAGTCCTCTTTCTACATAGTTGACCATCTTGTATTGCCATGCAAGGAAATTATCCTGATCAACTGGGATATTTTTAGCTATCGCCGTGGCAATGCTTCTGGTGTCGATTATCCTGTCAACAAAGCTGTAATCAGAAGTTAGCTTCAAAAGTTTTCTCCAGACGTTGACGATGTAAACGTCAAAATTCAAAAGATTATGACCAACAATTTTGTATTCAGGGTTATATAAGTAAGAAGCGAAGAGCTTCATTGCATCAGAACATTTTACAGCTTTTCTTTCGTAATCCTCTTTTGAAAAACCAGTTACTCTAGCCGCATCCTTAGATACATTTAAATCTCTCCACTTAACATAAACATCATGCTCCTCTAAAACTTTGTCTCCCTGTGTTACAATCCATGCCACCTGCCAAGGTCTTGAGTCAATTAGGTTCAAGCCTTCAGTCTCAGTATCAAAAACTAGATATTTTTGTTTTCTATCGAAACGCAGTAAAGATTCATTCATGGACTAACTTGTTTTCTAAGTCTGATATACGCATATTATACATATCTACATGAGTATGGAAGTTATTTGATTTGTCCACCCGGCCTTTTTCCCAAAGCTCTGCCTTGCGCCAAAAGTCTTGATGGCTAATGTCGCCACAATACCATACATTTTTTAATCTAAGATACTTTTTCCTTGTTCCTCTGCCTACGCTTGTTTCAAATTCTAGACTTAAAAAGGCGTATCTATCTGGTTTTTGATGATCACTAGTCTTAGCTACAGAGACATCATAAAAAGGTTTTGGTTTTACTGTCCTGCGTTTAGTTTTTACTTCTATTTTTTCTTCTTTAAAAAGAATGTCATGATTGTAGTCATCAGATGGTTTTGACACTCCCAAGTGTTTTGCTAAAGCCAATTCAGCTATTCTAGCCGCCTTATTAGCAGCCCCTTTGGTTATAGAGTTATTTAACGACCCCAAAGCTAGAGACCATTCATGAGCCTCTTGGATCATCTCTTTAGTGTGCGGTAAACGGATTATTGACATTTTCTTTATAGCTTTCTAGACAGAATTCATTACTGCCAAAATGGTTGAGATTGGGTGAAGATAGGGAGGCTGATCTGCCAAAGCTTCTATTGCATAAAATCTTGTATGTTTGCAAGGCTTTATAATCTTCTTTGTTTTTGTAGTAAATAGACTTGGCAAGATATACAGGATATTTTTTTGACCTTTCTGTATACTTCCAAACTAAGCTTTCTACCATAGAGTCAAGTGGGAGATTGTTACGCTCGATAAAGAACGATGGTTTAATTTTATTAAAATCAGGTATGCAGTTACTTAGCTTGGTATTGTTGTTGTATATGAATGAATCATAGAAGGGTATCACCAAGGCTAAATCATCAGTCCAAACCTTGTTTAAGTAATCGAAATCTACAGCCCCATCATTATCTGCGTTAGCGAAAGAAAAGATCTTATTAAGTAACTTGCAGCCATCGTCATTTTTAGAGAAGCAAATTATTTTGTGATCTGAGGAATCTTTATCTTCATTAACATTGTTCCTGCAAGTAAGTCGTAGGCCGAAAATTAATTGCAAGTTGTTTTTCTTGCAAGCCTCGTTAGCCTTCATGAATCCGGTCATAGTGTCTTCGACCAACACTAATTTTTCGTATTCGTTTTCTTTGCAAATGTCTATGATGTTGTCTGGACCTCCGTCAGCTGACTGCTTGTCAATAGTGAGAATGCTCTTGCCTATAGAGTAGCAAGACTTAAAAACCGGGATCATGCCTTATGCTATCGCGAAAGATACGCGGTGTCAAGAAATTTTAGGACAACCCGCGTAGTAATGCATTTCATAAGAGCCGCCGGGAGGGACAATGGACTCATTGAAGTCCTCCTCCATAACAGATGATACAAATCTGCCATCCTTGTCTGTGACATGATAATAAAAGAAATCGAACTTCATCGGGCAATACCATTTAGGAGTCCCGTCTTTTTTAAGCTCTCCTCTTTTTTTAGCAAATCCACACATAAGTCTTCCGCTAAAGGTATCGTCTTTAGGAAAGCCCTGATCTATAGCGAAATTGGATTTAGCGTCTTTCTCAGAAAAGTTGTCTAAATATTTTTGTATCTCAGTTAGCTGAGACTGAAACCCATCTAGTTCATCATCTTCTATTGGGTTCATTTTAACTATGCCTGTATCATCACCATCTTGATCTAGGCCAAACTTAAGAAATACGAACTCACTCTGCCTGTTTGTATATTCTGGGAAGAGCTTATGGACGGCAAGGCTATACATCAAGTCCTGCATGTTATCGGTTATTTCTTTACCTTTAAATACAGACTTACTGCTTTTAAAGTCTCTTATCAAAGCATACTTCCTTTTTTTATACAAAAAAAGCTTGTCAATAAACCCTCTTATTTTGTATCTAAAAGACCCTTCGTTACACACTATTTCGAAATCTTTTTCAGATAAAGCCTCTGTGGGCTTACCATTGTCTTTGCCGAAGAAATCGTAACAAAGACCGTTAAATATCATCTCTTTGATTAGGTCTAAGTTTTCTGGATCATCCACACCCATAGAACGAGCGTGTTTCATTACCAATCTCTTTATGGAGGCAACAGAAAATATGTCTCCAGACTTTACGATTTTTCTGTGGTGTCTTTTATGCCTATTGTTACCTAACACCTCGAAAACCAAGTGGCATATAGAACCTCTCCTAGCCCCGTCATTGCTCGTATCGGGAAGCTTGAGTTTATATTTACACCAATATAACCAAGAACACGACTGAGCCGTCTTTATGCGACTTGCTGAAAGGGCTGTAAACGGTTCACTCATTAAGTATTTTCAAAACCTTCTGCACTTGTTTCTTGGTGAAAAGGCTAGGGTGGTTCTTAACATAACTAAAAATATAATTAGTTTGTTCTTCTGTATTTATTTCCCTGAGTTGCCACTGTTTAAGATTATAGTCTTCCTCATGAGCTTTTCCAAAGTCATTGAAAGGTTTCGGAGGAAGTCTTATCTCTAATTGATCCAAATTAAAAAAATCTCCGAGCTTCATGTATGCTTGAAACGCGCCAATTAACCCGTTGTTTTTAGAGGAATCAAAGTCATTGTTGGTAGAGATATAAATCTTTTTTAAATCTTTGCTGCAAAGATAATTAATGACATAACTGCTCACTGAGGTGCCGAAAATGCATATTACATTTTTTATGCCCTGCTCATAAAAAGCCATAGCGTCTCCTATACTCTCTACGATATAGACACTTTCGCTTTCGTCTATTACTTGATCAATGCTTTCCTCTGCTGGGATGTGACACGGATAAATCCACCTTTTCTTACGACCTATATGCTTCCATTTAGAATAGGAACCCTCATCAACTCTTCTCCCTGAAAAGCCGATTATTTGTGAATGTTCATTATAAATCGGGAAAACCATTCTTCTATACATCTGACCGGAGCCAGATAACCCAACCCTAAAAAACTTTTGAGTTTCCTCTGAGATTTTTCTTTGGTTGTAAAAGTGATAATTAGGAAAGAGTCTCTTGAGAGATGATTCTGGATAAATTTTTTCCATTTCTATTAGTTCTTTGGGTTTGTAGTCCTTTACTTCTTCTGAGTCTAAAGACTTAAGAATTTCTTGTAACTGCTTTTTATCGTCCTTAAGGGTAAGCTGCAATAAAGCCTCAAAGGGCCTAGATTTGTTATTACCGTGAGTGTAATCAATCCATACTCCGGTGTTTTTGTATATTTGTATGGCTGTCGGATTGTCACCATTTCTGAACAGCGCATTCGTGCGCCAATGATTGCCGCAGTCTAACAGGTTGTAACCAAGTTTATCTAGGATGCCTCTCAAGACATCAGAACTGATCAAAGTCTGGGATTTCTTCTGTTGTTCCACTTTCATCCAAATCAACCTCTCCATTCATTGTTCTCGCGATATCTCTGAGATCGCCGCACTCAGTAATGTTGAAGTTTTTAAAGTCTAGGTTTATAAAGTTCTTTCTTAAGTTGTCATCTATTAGAACAGGCTCTACAGCCCCAGCAATGTCCTCACCTAAGTGCCTAGCCTTTACGTTGATAAACTTGTGAGTGCCAAACCTCCTGCCCTCTATCTCAATTTCATCTGAGGTCTTACTTCTAAGAATGAACATATGAGAACAAAACTGTGTGATTCTATCAGATAGCGACACGATGCTTTCATCATCAATAATATTTTGAGCGTTTCTGTTGTTTGTAATTCCGAACCTGTTGGACTGAACAGAAGTTATCATTGGAATAACAGGCTTGCCGTCCTCTAGAATCTCTTTCTGGACGCATCTTTTAAATTTATCAACCATTTCGCCAACAACCTGCCATTCGTTTTTGCTGCCCTGCGATTCAGATGTTGTTTTAATATAATCGAAAGAGAATATCATGTTATTACCTCTTCCGACCTTGGAGTAATAAAACCTTTTTAAAGTATTGATCATAGAATCGACATCCATGCCTCCGACATTATGATAATAAAATTTAAGGTTTTTAATCTTGTCCCAAACACTTCTGATTCTTTTAACTACATCATCACCCGCCATTCTCCATTTACCACTTTCAATCAAGTGCATGGGGACTCCAGAAAGCGAAGCACACTGTCTCATGATAAGCTCCTCTTTGCTCATCTCCCCATTATCAAAATGTAACACGGGGACATTGTATTTTTGGCTAACCTTGGTTGAGTAGTCCATGCAAAACTGAGTCTTACCAACTCCAGATCTCGCAACGACAACAGTTATGTTACCCGGCCTTAAAAGAGAGCCGTAGATGGCATTGATCTTTTGGTGCGGACCCATCATGCCAAATTCAGTTAGAGGGTTGTTGCCTCGATCCTCAACAACATACTCCATCTCTTCGTAAATATTTTCTGGGACTTCGTTTCCTATCTCATACAGATTAATCTTAGAGTTATAGATGTTATCAGCCTTCTCAACAATGTCTTTATAAGATGCTTCTGGGCCAATAGAGCGCATTTTTTTTGAAACCTCTTGCGCTGAGTTGTATATACCTCTTCTGATCGAAACCTTTTTAAGCTCTTTAGCTGTCTTAAGGACGTTGCCTTTAGGGACTTTGCGGAGTGCCAGAGACTTGATGTAATCAGCAGGGTTTAGGTTGTCTTCAAAAGTAAGACCAATGCTCGCAACCCTTTGAGCAATTATAACCTCATCAATGTCCTCCCCTCCATCAATGGCTTGTTTAATAATTGTAAATATTGTGCTATGTAAGTTTGTTTGTTCAGAATAAAAATCTGAATGGTCAACAAAGTTTGAAATCTCCGAAAAGTCTTTCGGTGATTTTATCAGTCCAGCCAAAAGCTGTCTCTCAAGGTCGTAATTATATATCATTAGTTCTTGTCTTCGTCTGTTACATTGTCAGTCAAAAAGTCTTCTATGGCTTTTCTTAATCCTAGCTCAATAATTGGAGATTCATATTTTGAGTAAACCAAAGGAGAGCCGTTTTCTGAAGACAACGCTATTATCATCCCTTTGTATTTGTCAGCGCCCCCACTAAACTCATAAAGCTGATCTAAAAAGTTTTCTGGTATATTAAACTCTGGTTGTCCCGGTGGATTTTTCATAAATAAATGTCCTTGTCTTCAAAAAAAGAAGCCGTAACTACATCGTCAGGGTATATCTCCACTAGCTTTATATCGTTTGTGTCACAAAAGTCCAGCTTTTTTTGATCTCTTTTTAATTGGTCAAGATATTTTAGTCTGTTCTTGTGAAAGTGCTTGACATATTTGGTATGTTGCGCTCCTTGGACCTCTATGGCTACTTTTTTATTTGCGTTATAAAAATCTAAAGATAACCGAGACCCAACGATTCTAAACTCTTCAAATACTATGTCGCTTTCCCAAAAAGGGCGTAAAAAATCTTTAACGCCTTTTTGGAATTTACTACGACTTTTACAATCCCAGTCTATTAAGTATTTTCTAGCGTTTTTAAGGTTTCTTAATTTGCCATATGAATCATAAAACTTCATGACAACTCTTGGATGGCATTCTTAAAATACTCTACAAGAAACAAGGAAAGGTTTTCGTTCTCTTCTATGAGGGCAAACAGCTTATTGTCTCCCTGAACTTTATCTGGCAACTCAAACTCGGTGTCAGATAAAATTTCTTTAAAATCATCAGTAAAACAAATCCAAGCGCCACTCTTGGAGACAAACTCCCAAGCATAAAGCAAATCCACAATCTCTTTTTCTACCCATATGGAGGTGCCGTTTTTGCGACCATAACGAATCGGATAAGATATTACTGTGTTTGTTTTTTCATTTGGTGATTTTTTAACAGTAACCTTCGCATAATGTCCTATAGCTGGGTTTTTTTGAGGGTCCATCTTTTTTATAGATGGGTTCTGTAAAATAATATCACCTTTAAATCTTGGCTCAAATTCAATAATCCAGTTAGCAAAATGGAGTAAAGCGTTTCCTCCTGTCGCGCTC